GTTTCCGCACTTGCCTTTGCAAAATTTTTGTCAAAACTTTAATCATTATAAATATGTTAAGATAACAACTCAAGGAGAATCTTCAAATGTCAGAACTAGACAAGACAATTGAGGAACTAGAAGCGGAAGTCCAAGCAGAGCTTGAAGAAGCAAAGCAACCTACGGACGGTGCCGACAAAGGTGACTCAAAAATGGAAAAAGTGGAAGGTGAAGTTCAAGACCTTGGCAAAGCAGTTGTATCCCCAGATGAGAAGAAAGGTGCTGATGCCGCAAAAGCAACAAAACCTGTCAAAGATGCTCAGAATAAGGGTGCAAAAGATGCCAAAGGCGATGACGAACCTACCAAGATTAAAGAACCTCTCGCAGCTGGTCATGAAGTTGACCATGATGGTGAGGAGTTGGAAGAAGGTCGTATGACTAAATCCGAAATGATTAACGCAATGTATGAGAAAATCAAGAAGATGGAAGGTATGAAAGCAACGGATATCCAAGCTGCATACGGTGCCATGATGAAGGATGAATCTATGGACGGTGAAGAAGAGGAGATGGATGAATCTACTCTTGAAGAACGTCTTGCAGGCGTTGACGTTTCTGAAGACGTAACTGCTCTAACAGAAGGTGAAGACCTTTCTGAAGAATTCAAGGGCAAGGCTGCAACTATTTTTGAAGCTGCGGTCAAGTCAAAACTTCGTTCTGAAGTCGAAAGAATTGAGTCTGCAAAGACACAAGAAGTCGCTGAAGAAATCAACAGAGTGCGTGATGAATTGACTGAAAAAGTTGATGCATACATGAACTACGTTGTAGAAGAGTGGATGAAAGAAAACGAACTCGCAATTGAGAGAGGTCTCAAAGGTGAGATTGCAGAAGACTTCATCACTGGACTAAAAGGTTTGTTTGAAGAACATTACATTGATGTTCCAGACGAAAAGTATGACATTCTAGAGGCACAGTCTGAAAAGATTGACGAACTAGAGTCTAAGATTAACGAACAAATTGAGAAGTCTGCTTCTTTGAAAAAAGAAAATGACCAACTAGTTCGTGAGTCTGTTTTTGCAAAAGTCTCTTCTGACCTCGCTGATACAGAGGTCGAGAAGTTTAAGTCTCTTGCAGAAGATGTTGATTTTAACGGTGAAGAATCATTCACTGAAAAACTCAACACGCTCAAGGAAAGTTATTTCCCTAAAGCAACTGCTATCGCTGAATCTGTAGACTCTGAAACCGATGGTGACGATTCTTACGATACAACTGGTGCAATGGCCGCTTACATGGCTGCTATCAGTAAAAATGTAAAGCGAGCTAAATAATCCAATATGAAAATTGCGGATTGTATAAATATTATAAAGAAAAACTCAATTAAGGAGAAATGAAAATGTTCCAAACAGAACATCTACAGGAAAAGTGGCAGCCAGTCCTCGAGCATAATGATTTGCCTGAAATCAAAGATGCGTATCGTAGAGCTGTAACCACTGTTATCCTAGAAAACCAAGAAAAAGCACTTCGTGAGGACTCTTCGTTCTTGTCAGAAGCTGCACCAACTAACGCAACAGGTTCCTCTGTTGACAACTGGGATCCAATTCTTATCTCATTGGTAAGACGTGCAATGCCTAACCTTATCGCTTATGATGTGGCAGGTGTTCAACCGATGACAGGGCCAACTGGTCTTATCTTCGCAATGCGTTCTCGTTACACTAACCAAACTGGAACTGAGTCTATGTTCAATGAAGCAGACACAGATTTCTCTGGTGCTGGAACACAAGCAGGAACTAACCCTGCTCTGTTGAACGATGCAACTCCAGGCACATACACAAACGGAACTGGTATGACCACTGCTGCTGCTGAAGCAAAAGGTGATTCTGCTGGTAACTCGTTTGCTGAAATGGCGTTCTCAATTGAGAAGCAAACTGTGACTGCAAAGTCTCGTGCTCTCAAAGCAGAATACACAATGGAACTTGCACAAGACCTTAAAGCAATTCATGGTCTTGACGCAGAGACAGAACTTGCAAACATCCTTTCTGCTGAAATTCTTGCAGAAATTAACCGTGAAGTTGTTAGAACTATCTACACAACTGCTAAAATCGGTGCTCAGACTGATACTGCAACTAGTGGTATCTTCGACATGGATGTTGACTCAAACGGACGTTGGTCAGTTGAGAAGTTCAAAGGACTTATGTTCCAAGTTGAAAGAGAAGCTAACGTAATTGCACAAACAACTCGTAGAGGAAAAGGTAACGTAATTATCTGTTCTTCTGATGTTGCTTCTGCTCTACAGATGGCTGGACAGTTGGATACATCACCTGCTCTTAACAACAACTTAAATGTTGACGATGCTGGTAACACATTTGCTGGTGTTCTTAACGGACGCTACAAAGTGTATATTGATCCATACTCTGCAAACGCTGCTGACAAGCAGTTCTTCGTAGTAGGTTATAAGGGAACATCTCCTTATGACGCTGGTATCTTCTACTGCCCATACGTTCCACTACAGATGGTTCGTGCGGTTGGTGAGAACACATTCCAACCAAAGATTGGCTTTAAGACACGTTATGGTCTAACTGCTAACCCATTTGCAGAAGGAACAACTGCTGCACTTGGTGCTTTGACTGCGAATGCGAACAACTACTACCGTAGAGTTCAAGTTACAAACATCATGTAACATAAAAAGAGTTAGGTTACACTAACCAAATTCAAAGGGAGTCCTTCGGGGCTCCCTTTTTTTATGCCCATATTCCTTATAAATAGTAGAAACTAAAGGAAATTAAAAAATGGCAATTACTACTGCAATTGATAGACAACCAGAAAATTTTGATTTGGCTCGTCCAACTCAATTTAAGTTTGATATTCTAAAAATTCCTAATACTGTATACTTTGTTACAGAAATCAATCTGCCGGGCATTGCGTTTGGTGGAGATGCTGTTCTGAACAGTAGATATAAGTCTATGCCTTTTATGGGTGATACACTAGATTTTAGTCCACTAGAGGTATCTTTCAATGTTCAAGAAAATCTAAAGAACTATAGAGAGATACATGATTGGATGATTGGTATTGGTTTCCCCAAATCCCCAACACAATTTGCTGGAGCAATTGCAAACGAACAAACAAAAGAAATTGGTAATCCAGGCAAAGGTAGTGTGACAAATCCCTCAGTATTAACTAGTGATGCAACACTCACTATTTTGACAAACAAAAATAATCCTTCGATTTCTGTTAAATTTAGAAATGTATATCCTACATCTCTTAGTGGTTTACAGTTTGATTCTAAGGATACCGCTGCAGACGGACTAACTGCAACAGTGACCTTCAATTACGATTTATACGAAATTGAAGTATTATAAATATAGTTGAGCAGACAATACGGTTGACTTGAACATCAACTTTGAGTCTCCTCAGTGAGATAATATAGAACAGCAAGTTCTAACCATTCTCTGCTCACTTTATAATTAAGGATGTGAAATATTATGACATTAGATGAACTACAGGCAATCGCCGAAAAAGACTTGAAGATAGATGACTTAGAATTAGCATCTGAATCTACAAGAAATGCAGCTCTTCACCAAAAGTATTTGGAGTTCCTAAACCACTACAAAGGACTTCTTATTAAAAAGAGAGCATCTCATAAAGTTCTAAATCGTGATAAATGGGAATACTATACTGGTAAAGCAGAACCCCAAATTTATCGTGATAATCCTTTCGATCATAAAATTCTCAAAACAGACTTGCACATTTACATGGATGCAGACGATGATCTTCGTCAATCGGTAGCACTGATTCAGTATTATGAAATGTGTGTGGATACATGCGAGAGAATTTTGAAGAACATTTCAGATAGACAGTGGAACATCAAAAATGCAATTGCGTGGCGGAAGTTTGAAAACGGTGATGTTTAGTGACAAAGATTACAAAAAAAGATGAAGTCTATCTTAAAGTCGATACTGAAGCCTCTACAGCAAGAGCGCTCTCAGATTACTTTACTTTTGAAGTGCCAGGCGCTCGTTTTATGCCTGCTTATCGCAATCGGATTTGGGATGGAAAAATTAGGTTATTTTCCCCACAAACAGGAGAACTCTATGTTGGTCTCTTACCATACTTGGAAAAGTATTTAAAAGAGTGGGGTGAAGAATATACATTAAGTGAGGAATTAAAAAATGAAAGACAAATCGACCCAAGAATATTGGATGGTTTCATTGGACAACTTGGACTTCGGTCTAGAGGACAATCTATACGACCTCGTGATTATCAAGTTAGTGCAGTGGAGTATGCTATTAGAAACCATAGGGCTCTTCTTCTTAGTCCTACTGCTTCAGGCAAGTCGCTTATAATTTATATTCTAATACGATATTATATGTTGCTTTTGAAAGAACAAGCAACAAATAAGG